TAGCCGTCAAAGTAAGTCATGAGGCCCCGCTCCTCCTCATCCGGCAGGCGCTCATCCTCAATGCCCTGGCGGATGGCGTCCTGATAGCCGGTCAGCGCATAGCCTCCCAAGACTTGAGGCCCGCAGCCGGGTTCCTCCTCCGGGTCCGCCTCAAACAGCTCGGCATACAGGGGGCTGTAGAGCTTCCATTCCGTAATTTTTTCTTCCGCAGTAATCACCTCTGTTTTTTGAGATTTTTGAGTTTCCTCCGAGGCAAGCAGGTCCCCGAAACCCATGCGCTCCAAGACCTTCCGGTACAACTTCCGCTCAAACGCCAGATACTCCGGCGCGGAGGTATCCACCTCCCGCAGGATGGCCTCCTCATAGCAGGTCCCGGTCACGATCTCCCAATCCACCGCGCCGAACCGGGCGGCGGTCAGCCAGCGCAGAAGCTGGCGGCCATCCATCTGCTCAAACAGGCCGCGGCTGTCCTCGTAGGCGAAATAGCTGTACAGGTCGATGCCCGTCATCTTTTTCGCCGCGCGGAACAGTGTGAAGCCCTGGGGGTCCAGGCTGGGGGAGACCGTCTCATAAAACCGGATCATCTCCGCCAGGGAAGACAGCTTTGGGCAGTAGGCGTCCAAAGCGGCTTGCAGCGCGGCCGACTTTTTCTCGGAAAAGTTTGCCCGGCGCCTGGCCTCGCTGTAATCGCCGCTGAGGCGCTGGCACTCCAGCTCGCTCTTTTCCAGAGCCGTTCGCGCCTGGCTCAGCTCCCGCTCCGCCGCCTCCAGCCGGGCGCGGGCGGCGGGGTATTCCCGAACAGATCGGAGCATCTCTCTCAGGCCCATAGTCAGCCCGCCTTTCGGAACCGGGCAAGGAACCGCTCCAGCACATGAATGCGCCCGCTCACCTTGGCGGCGGAAACGTCCAGGCCGTTCATCTGGCTCTGGATGCGGCGGCGAATGGCCTGGAGGGCCTGCCGGTCATTGCAGCACTCCAGCACGATATACTCGCTGCCGCGGGCCAGAACCTCCCGCTGGCCGGACTCGTCCCGGATGCTGGCCATGAGCCGCTGGCCCAGGCGTTTGCGGTAGCGGTCCTGGAGAAGCTCCGTGTCGCCGGAGACGTTGTACTTCTTGAGGATAGCGGCGATTTCGCCAGAGCTGATTTTCATATTGGTGAACAGTGTGTCAAGAATTTCATTTTCCGCTTCCGGTGGCAGAATCGGCCTGCCGGGAGGGCTTGCCGCCCGCGCGGGATATTCTTTGCTCATCGTTCCTTTCCTCCTCTCTTTTTCGGCGTTTTCTTCCCGTTATGGTCAAAATCGGGGGGCGCCACCGCCTCATGGTTATGGCGGCTGACATAAATTCCGTTGATCTGCACCGCCTGACTTTTTTGGAAGCCTACGGGGGCGGCATCCGGATTCAGGGCCGCATGGATAAACTCTTTTCGGTTTTCTTTAGGCGTGAAAACGCTGTAGGTGTGCTCACTTATCCGGTGCAGGAAAGCGGCGTGCTGGAGATCCGGCTGGCTGGAGATGAATTCAGCGACGGCCTTTTCCTCCAGAATAAGCGGCCCAGGGACTTCTTTCTCCAGCTCCGCGCCCAGCTTATCAATGTACCGGAGCATTTCCCGCACATTGCCGCACACAAATTCCGGCGTTCCGAAGCCGTACCGCTCTGTGGTCAGCGCCCATTTTCCAGACTGGCAGGGATGATCCAGGGTGATTAGAAAATACTTCCCATCCCGTTTCCCGGACAGCGGCTCAAAGCGGACGTCGTCGTACATCTGGCCAGTGGTCAGGGCGTTATTTTTGAACCAGACATAGTAGTTGTCCAGGATGAAGGGGGAGGTAATTCCCATGACCACCTTGGCGATTTTCTTCAGCCGTCCGGCGAGAGCTTTATCCTGGCAGAACCAGTCGTACCAGCCCGCCCCGCATTGTGTGTGAATGTCCGGGCTGTCGTAAAATCCGGCCTTGAACTGCTCCTGCCATTGGCGGACGGAGATTTCTTCTCTCATGAGGAGCCCTCCTCTCTTTGCGGCAGAAAGGTTTGCAGGATATCCGCGATGGCGGAGAACACAATCGCCAGCTCGCGGGCCTCTTTGACAGAATCCTCGATTTCGTCGGGCCGCATACGGGTGTTCTCCACCCAGATACGGACGTTTTCCTCCGTGGGGGTCAGCAGGACGGCTCGCTCAAAGGCTTTACAGAAGAGAGAAGCGATCTTGCCCCGGCGGTCCGCCTCAGCGTCGATGGCCTGGACCTCCTTTTTCGCTTTCAGAAGCTCCACCGCCTGGGCGGCGGCTTCCTCTCGTTCCTCCTCCGGCAGATCCTGAACCTGACGGGTGATGTTGTAGCCCTGATTGATGGACAGGTCGCCGCTGTCCAGGGCCTCCTTCACGGCAGAGGGCGCGTGCTCGTCGATCTGCATGACCTTGCCCATAGTGACCTCGCCGATACCAACAGATTCGGCCAGCTCTTTTCTTGTGCTGACAGGAGAAATCGGGTTTGACAATGTTGTCAAACCCGATTTTGTATCCTCACTTTTCTGATCGCCGCCTCCGGCAGACATATTCGCTTTTGCCTTGGCCTCAATGTCCGGCCTCAGCTTCAGGGCGATTTTGCCCAGCTCCCACTTTTCCAGGTTCCGGCGGCCCCGCTGGTTCTCAATGGCCCAGCGTTTGGCCTCCAGCAAATCCTCGAACGAAAACACCGCCATTTTATACGGAATCCCGTGCTCCTCACACAGCCGCTGGCGGTTATGTCCGTCGATGATGACCATATCCTCATTGACGATGATAGGCGAGTAGCATCCGTTTTTCAGCAGGTCCGCTTCCAGGGCGGCCAGCTGCTCCCCCGTGAGAGGGGGGAGCAGCTCTGCCATCTCCGGCAGCACCACCGGGGTCCGGTCCGCGCTGCCATATTCGACGCCAGTGTTCCGCATTAAGCGATGGCCTCACTCTCAGGCATCCCGCAGGCGGCGGCCTCCCGGTTTGCTCTGGCAGCGTCAATGGCCCCGGCGGCCTCCCGCGCCTTTCTGGGGGAAAGCACTTCCACATCGCTGGCCTTGATGAGGAAGCCGGGCTGGCGGGTGGGGTCCTCGGAGGGCACAACGGTTTCGAAGTCCCCGGCGGCGGCCAGCTTGCAGCCCTTATAGGCCATGGCGGCGCAGCGTTCCGCCAGGGGGCCGCGGACCTTGATGGAGATAAAATCGGTGAGGCGGGTTCCGTCCTTGGCCCGGTAGCGCCGGTCCGAGGCAATCCGCAGGATGGCGTAGAGCCTGCCGTCCTCCTGAGTCCTCAGCTCCACGTCGTTGGTCAGGTTTCCGGTTGCGGCAATTTTCAGCATAGACAGTCTCCTCCTTTGATGATATAATAGAAATGTAAGGACTCCAGGCGGCCCGCCGGGAAGCGGACCGCCTGGGGAAAAGGGATTAGTAGCCGGTGCGGGGCAGCTTGGGCACGGAGGGCTTCTTTCCGTAGACGGTGGTCACCCAGCGGCTGACCGCCTGGACCCATACGCCTTGGTAGGTGCCGCCCACGTCCGCCTTGTTCACAAAGGACCCGGCGGCGATGCTGGACACGGCCTTGCAGTGGATCATGGGCTTCTCCACCTGGGCGAAGCCGCCGGGGACCTGCCCAAAGACGAACATGATTTCCGTGACCCGCTCGTTGCTGGCGAGGCCCAGAGCCGTGGCGGAGGCGGCCAGGGTGTAGTTCTTCTGGGTGGAGAGGTTGTCCGCCAGGGTCTGAGGCTCTCCGCCGTTCACCCGGTAGGTGATCTTGTAAACGCCGGGGAAGTTGTAGGTGCCTGTGACGATTTTCTCCAGTCTCACCTCGGCAGGCAGAGTGTCTCGCCAATAGAAATTGTCGAGGCGCACGTTGGAGCTGTTGGCGATGTTGGAGAAGACATAGCGCACGGGCTGGCCCGCCATGACCTCGGCAGGGCCTGTCTTGGTGATGGACACGCCGGTGGACATACTCTTGTTCGTCACCTCGAAGCGGACGATCTGGCCCTCGTGCTCCAGGTATGCCGTCAGGGGCGTCTCGTTCACACCGTAATTGGCCGGTGCCTTGACCTCCCGGATGGTATAGCGTCCCAAGGGGACCTGACGGGAAACGGCCAGCCCGCGGCCATCGCTTCGGATGGTGTCCACGAGGTTGTTGGCCTTGTCGTAGATTTCAAAGACCGCGCCCTCCAGCAGCGTTCCGGCGGGGAGGCCATTGGTGGAATTGTAGTCGGCGGATTTCTTTGTGATCTGAATCTGACCGGAAATGGGGGTGTTCTCCCACTCCACTAGGGTGGTCTCGCCGGGCTTTACATAGACGGTTTTCATCTGGGTGTCCGTGATGTAGCCCTCGTTCTCCAGCTCCCGCAGATAGTAGCGTCCCGCCTCGGTGATGTCCTCAATGTACACGAATCCCTGGTTGTCGGAGGTATACTGGCCCACAGGGGTGTTGGCGCTGTCGTACAGCAGGAAGCTGACGCCGTAGATGCCCTTCTTGGTGATGGAATCCACCTTATGAATCAGGATGCCCGAGAAGGCTTTGTTGGTCACGGTCAGCGTGGTGGTTTCGCCGTCTTTAATGGTGAAATATTGCGGGGTTTCGTCAACCTTGAAGCCCTTCGCGGCCTCGATTTCCACCGCATAGTAGTCCCCGGCGTCCAGGTCCACGTGGACCCGGCCCGTGGAATCCGTAACGACGGTTTCCACCAGAGCGCCGTCCATTCTGCGGATTTCAAACTTGACGTTGGGAATGCGCTGGGTTTTGTCGGCCTCGTTGACCTTGATCAGCTCCAGGCCGCCTGCGGGGACATTTTCAAAGGTGATGGTCTGGGTGTCATTGGCATTCACCTGGACGGTCTGGCGCTTGGTGTTCAGATCGATCACATAGCCGGGGAGCGTTTCGATTTCCTCCACGATTATCGTGCCCACAATACCGGGGATTTTGATCTGGCCCAGGGAATCCGTCGTGTAGAGGCCGTTGGAGGAAATCTTTCCGCCGTCCAGGTCCACGTTGGAGCCGTCGGCGTAGGTGATTTTGAATTTCACACCCGCCAGCGGCTTCTTGGTCGCGGCGTCGATCTTGTTGACGATCAGTCCTCCGGCTTTCTTGTTCCAAAAGGTCAGGCTCTGGGCCTCGCCCTCCTTGATGAGGATGCTCTGGGGCTGACCGTCGAGGATGTAGCCGTCCAGGGTCTTGGTTTCTTTGACGGTGATGGTCGCGCCAGGGGTCAGACCGGGGATGGAAATGCGCCCATCCTTGTCGGTGGTATAGTAACCGTTGTTGGGTCCCACGACAGCCCCGGAACTGTCTGTTACCAGAAATTCCACGCCAGCCAGCGGCTCGTTGTCGCTGCCGTCGATGAATTTTTGAATCGTCAGCGTGTTGGCGGGGATGTTGTAAAAGGTTGCCGTCTGTGTTTCCTGGGGATTGACCGTAATAGTCTGGCTCTCTCTGCCCGGTTCGATGGTATATCCGGGCAGGGGCCGGGTTTCCTTGATTACAACTGTCCCCACGATGCCGGAGATATGGATTTCCCCGTGGTCATCAGTCGTATAGAGGCCCTTGCTGGAGAGGTGTCCATTGTCTGTGTCAACGTAGCCGCCCTCAGCATAGATAACCTCAAATTCTACGCCAGCCAGAGGCTTTCCGGTTTGCTTATCCAGCTTGCGGATAATCAGCGAACCGGCGGGTTCATTCCAGAAGGTGAGATTCTGAGCCTTGCCCGCCTCGATCTTGATGCTCTGGGGCCGTCCGTCCAGGACATAGCCGTCCACCGTTTTGATCTCCTGGGCGGTGATGGTGGTTCCGGGCTCCAGGCCCTCCAGGACGATTTCACCGGCGTTATTGGTGTAAAAAATACCGCCGTCAGGATTCAAGGGCTTGCCGGAGCCGTCCACCACCTTGAAGGCCACGCCAGCCAGGGGTTCATTGGCGGTGCCCTCAATGTATTTGTGGATGGTCAACGTCATTTTGGGATCATTTTCAAACGTGAGACCATTCCCATTGCCAGAGCTGCCAGAGTTTCCAGAGCTGCCGGAGCTGCTTCCACCAGAGGAACTGCTTCCGCTGGTCCAGCTGTTGCCGGAGCCGTTTTTCACGATGATGGTCTTGGGCGTGGTGTCCAAAACATAGCCGTCCGGGACTCTGCTTTCAGACACCACAACGGTGCTGCCGGGGATGAGGCCCGTTACTACGACGGTCCCGTCCTTTCCGGTAGTGTAGCGGCCCAGCACATTGCCATTGCCGTCCTTGACGGTAAACTCCGTGTTGGGCACAGGCTTTCCGGTGACAGAATCCAACTTGGTCAGCGTCAGGCTGCACATGGGTTCGTTGTAGAAGCGAAGGGTCTGGGTGTCCTGGGGATTGACCACGACGGTCTGGCTCTTGCTGTTGGGGTCCATGACATAGCCGTCGGGGGCCTTTTCCTCCGTGACCACCAGGGTTCCGGTCACTTGGGTGATCTTGATCTGCCCGTTGCTGTCGGTGGTGTAGATGCCGTTGGAAGAAAGTTTGCCGCCCTCGGTGTCGACCACGCGCCCGTCGGCGTAGAGCACCTTGAACTGTGCGCCCGCCAAGGGGGCCTTTGTGACGGAATCCAGTTTTTCAATGATGAGAGTTCCGGCCCGTTTGTTCCAGAACGTGAGGCGCTGTACCTCGCCGCCCTTGATGAGAATGTCCTGCGGAGTCCCATCCAGCACAAAACCGTCCACAGTTTTGATCTCACGGGCCTTCACAGTAGTGCCGGGTTCAATGCCGCTCAGCACGATCTCGCCGGCCTTATCCGTGTAATAGGTCCCATCATCAGGGCCGACCGCCGCTCCGGAGCCGTCGGTGACCTTGAACGCAACGCCGCTCAGAGGCTCGTTTTCGGTGCCCTCAATGAACTTTTGAATAATCAGTGTTGTTCCGGGCTGATTGTCAAAAATCAGGCCGTTGGCGACGCCGGAGCGCACCACGATATTCTTCGGCGTGGAATCCAGAATGTAACCCTTCGGCGCTTTCTGCTCAGACACGACAACGGTAGCGTTGGGCTTCAGGCCGGAGACTGTCACAGTGCCGTCGGCGCCTGTGGTGTAGAGTCCGTTGTTGGAACCGATCACATGTCCGTCGCTGTACTGGACCAGGAACTGCGCCCCAGCCAGAGGCTTATGGGTCACGGCGTCCCGCTTCAGGATGGTCAGGGTGCAGAGAGGGGCGTCATAGAATCGGAGTGTCTGCGTGTCCCCGGCGTTGACCACCACCGTCTGGGGCGTGGGGTCCTTCTCATAAAAATCAGGGGCTTTGTCCTCCGTCACGACATAGGTGCCGGGCTGAATTTTGGAGATTACGATCTGTCCATTCTGGTCCGTGGTATAGAGGCCATTGCTGGAGGTGAGTCCCTCATTATCGGGGAGCAGCTCTCCATTAGCATTGGTAATTTTGAAACGCGCCCCGGCCAAGGGCTCCTTCGTGATCTTGTCATACTTTTCGACAATGAGCCCGCCCTTGGGGGTATTTGTAACCACCACGGTCTGGGTGTCCCCGTTGGGGCCAATCACCACATTGGTGCTGGGCGCGTCCATGACATATCCGGCAGGAGCCTTGACTTCCGTCAGCACATACGCGCCGGGAGCAAGATTGGAAATCCGAATCTCACCGTTGGAATCTGTGGTAAAAATGCCGTTCTGCGTGAGCGTAGCGGTACCAATCACGCCGTCCAGACCCACCTCGCAGCCAGCGGCAGTTGTCACACGGAACTGAGCGCCGGGGAGGGGCTGGCCGCTGACGCTGTCCCGCTTCTGGATAATCAGTTTTCCCTTGGGCTGGTTTTTGAAGGTCAGGCTGACCGTCCGGCCCTCCTTAATTTGGACGGTCTGCGACTGCGTGTCAATGATGAATCCGTCCGGTGCCTTGGTCTCCGTTACGATCACGCTCTTGCCAGGCTTCAAACCCTCAATGCGGATTTCTCCGTGGGTGTCGGTCCGGTAAATCCCATTGGAATCACCAATCAAAGTTCCGTCCGCGTAGGTGACCTTGAACTCGGCGTCCTGGAGGGTGATGCTGGGGTTGACGGAGCAGACCTTCCTGATGAGGAGATTTCCGTCCGGCGAATTATCAAAGGTCACAGTAATGACATTCTGCACGCCGTCGTCCGAAATGTAGACCGTTTCAGAGGAATTGATGATGGAATACCCATCAGCGGGGTCGATCTCCTCCACGATATAGGTGCCCGCAGTGAGGCCCGTCCAGATGCAGGTGCCGTTTTTCCCGGTGACCTTCTGCCCGATGACCGTGCCGCCCGTGCCGGAGGTGCCGCCCAGGAAGCGGAGCTGGAAGGTGCAGCCAGGCAGGGCCTCGCCGGTAACAGAGTCATACTTCTCAACGACGATCCCGTTTAAGGGTTCGTTCTGGAAAGTGACGGTTTTGCTCTCGTTTCCGTGGATAATGACCTTCTGTGTGGTGGGTTCCTTCATCTGGAAGCCGGGGGCAGGAGCCACTTCCGTGATGGTGTACTCACCAGGATAGAGACGCTTGCCCTGTTCGTGCAACTTGATCTCGCCTCGGGCGTCCGTGAAAATGTAGCCGAAATCAATGGTGGCGGGGGCTTCGGCAGCTTCGCCATTGCTGGTGTAGGTCACATGGAATTTCGCCCCCTCAATGGGAGCGCCTGCCACGCTGTCTTCCTTGAAGATGGTCAGCTCGGGGGCCTTGCGGTTCTTGAACGTCAGCTTCTTCACATCTCCGGCGTTCAGGGAAACCGTTTGCACCCGGTCGGCGTCCTTGTCCGGGAGGAAGTAAGGCGCGGGGACGGAAATCTCCGTGACCCGGTAGGTGCCGGGCTCCACCCGCTTCGTTACCATGCCGTCCGGCCCGGTCTTCCAATCGTCCTGAAAATCGCCGTTGATGGCCTCTACCCGGAAGACGGTATCGGGGATCGGCTCCTGACTGTCCGCGTCGATCTTATAAAGGGTCAGCTCCGGCTTCTTCAGGTTTTCAAAAATGACTTCCTTCTCGTCGCCGCCGTTGAGGGAGATCGTCTTGGTCCGCTCCTCGCCAATCACATACGGCTCAGGGACGGACTGCTCGGTGATGCGGTAGCTGCCGGGGGCCACCCGCAGCTCCACGGAGCCGTTGGCCTCGGTGGTCAGGTTCTGGCGGTAGTCGCCGTCGATAGCCTCCAGCAGAAAAACGGTGCCGGGGATTTTTTCGCCGGTGCCCTTCTCCACCTTCGAGATTTTGAGCAGAGGCTGTTTCAGGTTGTCGAAGATGAGCTGCTGATCGTCGCCAGCCCCCAGCCAGATCGTCTGGGTGGGCTCGTCGCTGACAACCCAGGGGTCCGGGACGCTCTTTTCCGTGACCTCGTAAGAATCCACGGGAATGCCTGTGAGGACCGCTTTGCCGTCCGGTCCGGTCTCCACATCCTGGTGATACCCGTAGTGAATACCCTTGATCTCAAAATGGGTGTCCGGGATGACGTCGCCGGTCTGGGCGTCCCGTTTCAGAATCGTCAGGTTGGGCAGTTTTTTATCTGCCGCAGTGACGGTGATGGTTCCTCCGCCATTGACGTCCGCTTGATCGACATGAGCGAGGACTGGCTCGTCCAGCTTGGCAAAAGGCGACGGCGCGGAGACCTCGACGAAAGCGTACATTCCTTCGGTTACGTCCGTCACCGTGATACTGCCATCTTCCCTGGTGGCCTCGGTGCCGATGATCTGCCCGTCCTTCAGGATATTAAAAACAGCGCCGGGGAGAGGATTGTTGGAATCATCCAGCTTGATGAGCTGAATTTTTACCTTGCTGTCGTTTTCAAAAACCAGGGAAACGTCGGATTTTCCATCCCAATGGAAGCTCTGCTTCACCTTGTTCTGGTCAGGGCTCTTGGTGTAGCCCTCCGGGGGAGTCAT